ATAAGTTGCTGAAGTTTCCTCAGGTAAGACTAACTTTCCATTTGCGTCTACGTAAACTTCTACATACGCTCCCGGTGAAGCAGTTTCGAACTTAATTTTATTTCCGTAAGATAATGGGATATCACAATCTATGCCATCATTGAAAGCCCTTAGTAATAGTTTCTGTACATCAGTGCTAATTCCAGTATCTATATTTGCTAAATCTATTTTCATTATTTTTTCACCCCTTCCATTAATTTAATTAGTTCTTTTTTCTTTATTTTACCGTCTAACTTGAGTCCCATTTCTCGTGCCTTCTGTTTGATTTTGAAAAAGTTCATATGCTCATATTCTCTCTTCGCACTTCCTAATTCTTTGATAGAAATTGCAGGAAATTCTTTTAATACCTTTACCAATCTTCTATCGGAAGTTATAAATCCCCAATGCTGTTGGAGATTAAGACTATTACCTCTGTATGGTATATTTCTACTAGGCCCGAAATTGAAAACCTCATATTGTTTATTTGACATTTTTCAATGCCTCCTTTTGGCAATACTATCTCACTTTTAAGTTTTTAATCAGTACGATTGCAGCAGGGTTGCCTAACAAGACATCAGTTCTTAGACTATAGAAGAAATAAGTTGATTCTTCTGCAGCTTCTCTCTGGCTTTCCATCTTGATATCTCTTTGAATACCTATCATTAGGTTATCTTTATGAGTTAACATACAGTCAGCTCCATCGAGAGTAACTTCTGTAACTGATTCACCTTCTGCGGTTGTATGACTCCATGACAAGGGACTTACCAAAGTAAAGGTAGTTCCGTTGATAGATTCGATTTCTGCGGTCTCTTCCTTATATTCTAAACCTGCTTTATGGAACCAGATTGTATCACCTTTTGTGAAATTGGTAGCGTTAAGTACTTCTATAGTTGTAGCTCCAGCATTAACGTTTGCTGCTAAAACTGTATCTCCTCCTCCACTTACTTTCACAGGTTCCTCAATACTCATAAGAGGACAAGGAATTATAGGTACTTTACCATAATGTAATGGTCCTTCACCCAAGATTGCTTTGTCTCCTAATATACTAGACCTTGCTGCCAATGAATCTATGTAGTCTTGCTCTAACTGGTCGTTCATGAAAAATCTTAGTCCGGAAAGTCCTCCGGCTAATTTTTTATATTTCGAAGGCATAGATTTGATAGCTTTGGCAAATTTGAACTCCCAATTATACGGAGCAGAGCCATTCTGTTCTGCTATATACCCACCGGTGTAGATGTCAAAATCGGTTGACCTTGCGTCTAATATTGTTGCAGAACCTGTTACATCATTCGAACTATTAAGTACACGGTATCTCCAACCATTCCAGAGTCCATTCAAATCTAATGGATCAACACCATCCGGAGTCTTTTTACCTGCCCAATAAGCTTCTTCTAAATCATTAGCTATAGAAGCAGTAATCATCCTCATCAGATGGTCTACAAATGCATCGCCTTCGATGTTGTCTTCTAGATCATCATCGTGGATTTTGACAGCTCCTCTTGCTTTCTTGGAGATTAACTGGGCCTTGTTTGCTACGGTACTTTTCTTGTATTTAGTGGAGTCAAAGATAGCTTCAGGCCATAGTGTCTTTCCGGTAATGCCTATTGTGCGGACGTTTTTAGTGGGTTTATTCATTCTTACAATTTGTGCATTTCCTTTTAATACAGATTCGTCTACGATATAATCAATAAATCTGTTAGCTTCTTCCGGAGCAAAATCTATATTTGTAGGAAACATACCTTTTATAAACTTACTTTTGTTCATTAGTTGTATATTTTTTAACGACATTATTATTTCACCTCTCTTCCTTGATTTTTAATATATTTTATTTATCGAAAGACGGCCATTTCCTTCCACTTTTATTGATATCATATTCATCGTCTTCTTGGCCATCAATCTGTTTCTTTACACCTTTAATTTTTTCTACTTTCTCTAGTCTTTCTTTTAGTTCCTTTGTCCCCTCACTATTTTTAGAAAGGGTCTCTTTTATCTCATCTAGCTTTTTAGTAATTTCTAAATTTACTTTGCCTTCTTCAGAAGATTCTTTCTTTTCCGGCGCAAGCTCTTCCATTACTTTCTTTACTATTTCGCTGACATTGTCAACAGACAATTCAGTTTTCTTTTCTTCTTTCTTTTCCACTGATTCTTTATTATCGACATCAGTCTCTTCTTTTGGTACATCTGTACTCTCTTCAGAAGTTTCTACTTTCTCTCCTAAAAGAGCACTCTTCATTATAACGCCTACTGAATCTCTCAGTTCTTCAGGGAATGATTCTTTGTATTCGTTTATAATTTCCAATGATTTTTCAATTACCTTAGATTCCTCTTTCTTTAGAGTAACATCTTCTCCAAAATACTGTTTTACTAATTCATTTACTTTCATTACTTCTTTCACCTCCATATCGTTTTTCATTAAATAATATCTATTCGATACCATAAAACCATTTTGTTCTTTACCAGCTAATGTATAGGAACAATTTACACTACCACTGGCAGGGATTTCAACGCCAAACTCCCCAACTTTACCAGTTTCTTCTGACTTGTAAAGATTGAAGGAAAAATCTTTTAAGCCCTCAATTGCTTTACCATTTACTCTTATCTTAGTGCCTTCTGCAGTACCATCACTTTTAATGGTTACCATCAAATCGGCTTTTATAATTTTGACTATGCCTTCCGGAGTATTTATATTATCATTCTTGATGAAAGCATACTTCTTTTTATTTGCTCCTTTTCCAATAGTAAGCGATAATTCCTCAACATCTATGTTCTTCAGATGTGCTACCATAAAACACCTCCGTTCTAAAAAGATTTCCACAAAAAAAATGCGGATGCAAAAACCCTTCTTAATTAAAAGAGCTTTAAACATCCGCTATCTAATTCCCGGACAGGGAATGAGTTCGAATTTTAACTTCTTAACTTATCATTCTTTATATATATTATCATATATTATTTCTAAATGCAACTATTATATATAAATTCATTGTAAAATATCTGCTAACATAGAAATAAAGATTATTGTAATAGTAACAGTATAAACAGCAACAATAACTATTTTAAATAACGTGTTACATTTAATAAATATTGTATAAAGCCCAAAAAGAAAAGGAACTGCTGCCAGTAGTGCCAGAATAATCATTATCAAACCTTTCATGATGTTACTAAACCTCCTTTAAATAATTTTCTCTTACTTCCTCCATCCATCTATCTAAATTCCAGCTTTGCTCCTTCATAATTCTTTCTTGATGTTTAATCTTTAATGCATTACGCAACTTTGAATTTCTATGAATAGAATCTTCGTTAGTTGTATGGCACTCCCAACATACCCATTCTATTGCATTGTGCTTTTCAGAGAACCTTCTCATGCTTTTCGTTCCACCGAATACGTGATGTGGGGATAGGATTTTTATTCTTGAACAGAATGGACATCTACCTTTTCTAAATGATTTACTCATTAATCAATTGAGAAGACCCTATCTGCCTCTCCTCCCATACTGATACCTTGTAATTCTCCTGATTTAATTCTTTTCCAAACGTCTTTATCGTTTATTTTGCACACCGCAAACCAACTACCCTTTTTTACTTTCTCCTTACCAATCGTAGCATCAACTGGCATTATATAGTTTTCCAGAAGATCTACATCAATCTCCTTACCTTTATGCATTATTTTAAATTTCCTATTGCCAATATTAAATTTGTGAGCAGCTTTTTCAATTTCTTCCGCACTTGCCATATCTCCTTGAGTATCTACTTCGTCAGGAGCATATACCACAACACCGATTATTTGTTTATCTTTATCAATTTTGAAGATTCTTGATTTGGTAACGGTTTTTTGTCCCGGTTCCGGCCTCTCTGCATTAGAAGTCTCAGCTTTCTCTATTCCATCATCTTTATGAATTTTTACCCATTCTTTTGCTTTGTCCATAGTAAATTTATTGACATCAAAAAGGTATGTAGCTACTATTTTTTCCTTCCCACAGTACAAAGCTTTAATACCTTTCTCCTTCGATATATCTATTGTCGCGGTTATCTTACAATCATTCACCGGTATTCTGTGGTATTTATCAGTAGTTTCAGGTTTACGTATCTCTACTTTCTTGGTAATTATTTTAGGCCTAAGTATTATATCGAACAGCGGAATATAACTATCTTCGGGTCCTTCTACTTTGTATATAACATTGCATTGCTTTTTTATAACATCTGAAATAATATCAGATGCAAATCTACCTAAGCCATCGTTCTGTCCTTCTTTACTGCGTATTATTATGTCAGCCTTCTTTACACTTTTAGGATTTTTAATATAATCACCAGTCAAAGAGATAAAATCTTCTACTATAACCTGTTCATTAAGACTCGGTACATCTAAGTTATAGATAGATTTTTTGAAAAGGATTTTGTCTATTTCTTTTATTCCGTGATTAAGTTTTCTTGACTCCATCTCTTTCTTCAATATTTGATATTTCTCTATGATGGAACTTCTGGCGAGTTGTTCTTTCTTTTCGATACGTTTCTCGAAATGTTTTTTCCACACCTGCAGGAAACGTAGTCTCAAAGAATACAGCTCTCTATCATCTGCTTTTTTTATATCCGATTTGTTAATATCTTCTATCTTCATTTCTACCACCTTCCTTAATATATTTATCCTCCTTTTATCTTAGCCCTTGCCCTTGGTTTTGGCCTTTCTGTTTTCAGTTATGATTGGTCCTCTTGCGAGACTGTCGCTAAGATTTTTTAGCTTTGCAAAATATTTACTATAATCCAGCTTACTATT